GTGGTGATAACTTTAAAAAATTATATGATGGCTCAGACGTTACAAAAAGAAATCGAAATGGACAGACTAGTTCGGGATTATATAGTTTGTTCATACCTATGGAGTGGAACTACGAGGGATTCATTGATACTTATGGAATACCTGTATTCGATACGCCACAAGAAGCAATTAAAGGCCCGATGGGAGAGATTATTGATATTGGCGTAATAGAACATTGGGAAAACGAAGTTGAGGGTCTTAAACAAGATCAGGATGCATTAAATGAATTTTATAGACAATTTCCAAGAACGGAAGAACATGCGTTTAGAGATGAAACTAAAAATAGTATATTTAACTTAAGTAGAATATACGATCAAATAGATTTTAATGAAGAAGCGCGCTATCAAGGTTTGGTTACTAAGGGTTCCTTTCATTGGGAGAATGGTGTACAGGATTCAAGGGTTATATTCTCACCTGATCAGAATGGTAGATTTAATATTTCTTGGATACCGCCTATAGGTTTACAAAATAAAATAATAATTAAAAACGGTTTAAAATATCCTGGTAATGAACACATTGGAGCATTTGGTTGCGATAGTTATGATATATCTGGCACAGTCGACGGTAGAGGATCTAAAGGTGCACTACATGGGCTCACTAAATTTAGTATGGAAGATGCGCCATCAAACGCGTTTTTTTTAGAATATATTGCTAGACCACAAACAGCGGAAATATTTTTTGAAGATGTTTTAATGGCTTTAGTTTTTTATGGTATGCCATTACTTGCTGAAAATAATAAACCAAGATTATTATATTATTTAAAAAGAAGAGGGTATCGTGGATACTCAATGAATAGACCAGATAAATTGCATAATAAACTTTCTACAACAGAAAAAGAAATAGGTGGAATACCAAATTCAGGAGAAGATATTAAACAAGCTCACGCTGCTGCAATAGAAAGTTATATACAGAAATACGTTGGTCTAGATGAAAAAGGCGATTATGGGAATATGTATTTTACTAGAACACTAAATGATTGGGCAAAATTTGATATTAATAAAAGAACAGTTTATGACGCTACAATTAGTTCTGGTTTAGCAATAATGGCCTGCAATAGACACTTATATACACCAAAAGAACAAAGAACAACAAAAGCATTAAATTTTGGTTTTACAAAATACGATAATAAAGGATATACTTCAAAAATAATACAATAGATGTCAAAAATACTACCAAAAGGTATATTTCCTAGCCAAGCGGTTAGTGATGCTGAAAAAACAAGTCAAGCATATGGTTTAGAAGTTTCTAAAGCTATAGAAAGCGAGTGGTTTAAAAGAGACTCTGGCGCTGTTAGATATTATGCCAATAGAGATAATTTCCATAGACTAAGACTATATGCTAGAGGAGAACAGTCTATACAAAAATATAAAGATGAATTGTCTATTAATGGCGATTTATCTTATTTAAATTTAGACTGGAAGCCAGTTCCTATTATACCTAAATTTGTTGATATTGTAGTTAATGGTATAAGCGATAGGCTTTACGAAATAAAAGCATATTCACAAGATCCATATTCTATTAAGCAAAAAACAGATTATGTTAATAATGCTTTAAGAGATATGTATGCTTTTGAAGAAAAATTAATATTACAAAAAGAACTTGGGGTAAATACATTTAATTTACCTAAAGAAAAAATACCACAAAACGAAGAAGAATTAGAACTTCATATGCAATTAGACTATAAACAGTCTATAGAAATTGCCGCAGAAGAAGCTATTAGTAATGTTTTTGATTATAATAAATACTCTTTAATTAAAAAAAGATTAGATTACGACTTAACTACAATTGGTATAGCTTGTGCTAAAAACACATTTAACACGCATGAAGGCATAAAAATAGAATATGTAGATCCAGCTGATATAGTTTATTCTTATACTGAGTCTCCATATTTCGATGATTTATATTATGTTGGAGAAATTAAAAGAGTTAGTTTAGTTGATTTAATAAAACAATATCCTCAATTAACACAAGAAGATATTCAAGAAATTGAAGGTACGGGAAGTAATTCTTTAGTATACAATAAAAATTATACGTATTCTGGTTCTGAAGACACAAATCATGTTTATGTATTGTATTTTGAATATAAAACTTTCCACAATCAAGTATATAAAATTAAAGAGACTTCTACGGGTGGAGAAAAAGCATTAAAGAAAAATGATGATTTTAATCCTCCAAAAGATGAAAGATCTCGTTTTGAAAAATTAAATAGATCCATAGAAGTATTATATCAAGGAGCTAAAGTTATAGGCCATAATAAATTATTAGAGTGGAAATTAGCTGAAAATATGACTAGACCTAAATCTGATACAACCAAGGTTAACATGTCATATTCTATTGTTGCTCCAAGAATGTATAAAGGTAAAATTGAATCTTTAGTTAGCAGAATGACAAGTTTTGCTGATATGATTCAATTAACTCATTTAAAGTTACAACAGGTTTTATCTAGAATGGTACCAGACGGTGTTTATTTAGATGCTGATGGTATTGCTGAAATAGATCTTGGTAATGGTACAAACTACAATCCACAGGAAGCGTTAAATATGTATTTCCAAACTGGATCTGTTATTGGTAGATCCATGACGCAAGACGGTGAATTTAATCACGGAAAAATACCTGTTCAAGAACTTCAATCTTCTGGAAGTAATGCAAAAATTTCTAGTCTTATTAATTCTTACAACTATTATCTGCAAATGATGAGAGATGTAACTGGATTAAATGAAGCTAGAGATGGAAGTATGCCAGATCAACACGCTTTGGTTGGTTTGCAAAAACTAGCTGCCGCAAATTCAAACACAGCAACACGGCATATACTACAGTCTGGATTATACGTTACATTAAAAACAGCAGAATCTGTATGCTTGCGAATATCTGATGTTTTAGAATTTTCAAATATAAAAGAGTCATTCATAAGAAGTATAGGTAAGTACAATGTAGCTACACTAGAAGAAATTGATGACTTGTATTTACATGATTTTGGTATATTCTTAGAATTATCTCCAGATGAAGAAGAAAAACAACTTTTAGAAAATAATATACAAGTTGCTTTACAAAGAGATCAAATACATCTAGAAGACGCTATAGATATTAGAGAAGTTAAAAACATAAAACTAGCTAATCAACTTTTAAAACTAAGAAGAAGAAGAAAAGCAGAGGATGACAGAGCTATTGCATTAGAAAATATAAGATCTCAGTCTGATTCAAACGCAAGAGCAGCTCAAGAAGCAGCGTTAGCAGACGCGCAAAGAGAACAAGCGGTAGCCGAAAGTAAAGCTCAATTGGAGCAAATTAGAGCTCAATTAGAAATACAAAAATTAGAAAGAGAAGCGCAAATCAAAAAAGAACTTATGATACATGAGTTTGAGTTGAATATTAAACTTAAACAAATGGAAATGCAAGTGATTAATAGTAAAGAAGCTTATAAAGAAGATAGAAAAGATAAGCGTACAAAAATTCAAGCTACACAACAGTCTGAATTAATTGAACAAAGAAAATCGAACTCTGGACCAAAAGATTTTGAATCAGCTGGTTTTGACACATTAGGTGGATTTGGTTTAGAACAATTTGAACCAAGGTAATAATTTTAAAAAATTTTATAATATTATATTATGTCTGATTACAAAGTAAACTTAGTTGATAACGAAGAATTATCTGCTTCAGAAAAAGAAAAAGAAGTTCTTCAAAACGCTGGAATAAACGTTGGTGTTGATGATGGTGTTTATAAAGTAAATTTAAAAGAAAAAAGAGATGCCGTTCAAGAGCAAAGCACAGATGAAAGCGTGTTACGCGCAGAACAACCCGAAGTGGAACTGCAAGAAGTGGGCGAAGGAAACAAAGAACTTGAAATCGCTTCCGAACAAGAAGAACAAGTAATTGAGTTAATACAAGAGGAAAAACAAGAAGAAAAAAATGAAGAATTCCTGCAGCAAACCGAAGATGAAACCACAAGCATCGAAGGCAAACAAACCGAAGATGTACGGGAAGAAAAAATAACACTACCTGAAAATATTCAAAAGTTAGTTGACTTTATGAATGAAACAGGTGGAACTCTAGAGGATTATGTTAGATTAAATGTAGATTATTCTAATATAAGTGAATCAAGTCTTCTTAGAGAATACTATAAACAAACAAAACCTCATTTAGACAACGAGGAAATAGATTTTTTAATAGAAGATAGTTTTTCTTTTGATGAAGATCTAGATGAACAAAAGGATATAAGACGAAAAAAATTAGCTTATAAAGAAGAAATATCAAAAGCTAAAAGATTTCTTGGAGAT